GGACATCGAGACCACCTGGCCGGATGCGGAACTGCCGGCGCAGCTGCGGGCAGCGATCGCCAGGGCCAAGCCGGACGATCGGGCCGACGTGGTGGAAGGCATCGAGCGCGACTGGACGGCGCGCGGCGAGGAAGCCTGGCGCTTCATGACGATCATGCGGGCACCCGTCGAAGCCGTGCTGCGGTCGGGCGAGTATCGCGGCAGCGGCAGTTGCGGCGTGCTGTGGCCGAGTTTCGAGCGGATCGGCGGCGAGGTGCTGGGCAGAGGGCCGATCCAGATCGCGCTGCCCGACATCAAGACCGCAAACGAAGTGAAGCGGATGATCCTGGCCAACGGCGAGCTGGCGATCGCCGGGGTGTGGCAATACGAGGATGACGGCGTCCTGAACGCCGACAACATCACGCTGGTGCCCGGCACGCTGATCCCATACGCCATGGGAGCAAAGGGGCTCGAGCCGCTGAAAAGCCCGGCGCAGTTCGATCTGGCGCAGATTGTCCTGTCCGACCTGCAGCAGGCGATAAGGCGCATTTTCTTCGCGCTCGACCTGGGCCCGACCGACCAGACGCCGCGCAGCGCCACCGAGGTGCTGGAACGGCGCGCCCTGCGGGCGGGGCGGCTGGCCGGGCCGACGACGAACCTGCTGACCGAGTTCCTGTTCCCCTATGTGCGGCGGCTGGCCTTCATCCGCCAGCTTCAGCTGGGCATCCGGTTGCCGGCGATCGACGGCAAGGCGATCGCCATCGTGCCGCGCGGGCCGCTGACACTGGCGCAGAGCGAGGAGGAGGTGCTGCGGTTCAACTCGACGCTCGAGCTGGCACAGCTCCGGTTCGGGCCGCAGCTGGTGGGGCTGATGTTCAACGCCGAGGAGGCGGTGTCGTGGCTGGCCGAGAAGCGCGGCCTGCCGCCCCGCCTGGTGCGCACCGCCATCGAGCGCCAGCAGCTGGTGGCGGCGCTCGCGCAGGCGGCACAGGCCGCGGGCCAGGCCGGCATGCTGCCGGGAGCGCAGGCGTGATCGGGGTGCTGGAACAGGCCGATGTCGCGCGCCGGCGCCAGCAGGCGCGCGCGCGGGCAAGGCGGTGGAGCGGCAGCGGGCAGGTGGTGGGCAGCGGTGGCGGCATCACTGGCGGCTCCTTCATGGCCACCGCGCTGTTTGATCCCGGCTACGCGGTTCGCGAGCGCGATCCCTGGATGCTCAGTTCGCTGGCGGAGTTCGATTTCCACGACCCCGGCTCCTACCCTGGTGGTGTCCTGCCGGCCGATGCCGCCACGGTTGCCGCGGTGCTCGGCGCGCTGCCCTACCTGGTGGACGCAAAGCAGTATGCATCCATTGCGCTGCCGACCTTCGAGGCGACGGTTGGTGGCGTCAGGTTTACGTCGGCCAGCAGTCAGGCGCTCGACTGGTCGGCGGTCACCAACCCGTTCGGCATCCAGCAGTTCCAAAGCGCCGACCTTGCCTTGACGCTGGTCGTGGTGGCGGTGCCCGCCTCGGCGGTGAGCGGCACCGTGACGCCGCTGGAAGTGTCCAAGCACGACACGACACCATCGAACGATGTGCGCGAGCGCGCCGCCTTCCAGCTGACCGCAAGCGCAATCAACTTCATCTGCAACAGCAACACCGGCGACGGCACTGTGGCCACCGGCACGGGCGCCACGGTGGCGGTCACGCCGACCAGCGGCACGCCGTTCATCGCCATCGGCCGACACGGCAGCGCGGGTGCCCCAGACCAGACCAACCGCCTGACCGTTCGGCAGGGTGGCGTCACCACGAACTCCGGCACGCCGCCGGTAACCCAGGTGCTCAACACCAACTCCACGGCGCGGTGGGACGGCGCGACCATCGGCGCGCGCTATCGCGGCGGCATGGGCCAGTATTTCAACGGGACCGTGCGCTACGGCCGTGCCTGGAACCGGTATTTGTCGGATGCGGAACGGGACGCGCTGATCGACTTCCTTCGCGCCCGGTTCGGGATCGCATGACATGGTAGATCGTGCCGTCCGATGGGGACAGTCCAATCAGGTCTTCATCAACCTGGATACTGGCGCCGCCGTGACGCAGGCGCTGAACATGATCTGGCAGCCCATCATTCAACAGCTGCTGGACCCGACCACCGGCATCACCATCCCCGGCAACCAGTTCGCCATCGGCACCATCGGCAGCGTGCTTGGCACGGCGATCGGCGGCATCGGCATCATCAGCCGGAATTCTTCGGGCAGCCCGCTGCTTGCGCTGCAGGGCGACGGATATCACGGCGTGGTTGGCGGCGAGCATTGGGTGCGCCCGGCGCCGCCCAGCAACCCAACCCTGTTTGACGACTGGCCGACGTGGCCTCTGACCAACGCAGGGCTGAACGTGCGCGACTACGTGGCCGGGTTGACCACGCCGCAGAAGGCCGACCTCAAGGGCATCGGCGTGCTGCTGAACGAGTTTGACGTGACTGGCTACCCGCTCCAGCGATCCTGGATTGAGGATGATCCGCGCGTGTGGGCTTACGGGTGCATGCGGATGGCCACGGAAATACGCACGCAGGCCGGCAAGACCGCGGCGCAGATGCCGCTGTCGATCATGGCGCCGATCCCATACTCCAGCGGCAACAACCAGGCATACGAGATCGTCCACCAGGCGATGATGATCGTGGCGCGCGACGCGCGGATGCACGCGCGCGTCGTGATCGGCAACTGCATGGATGTCGTGCTGGACCGCAACGACGGCGTGGGCGGCGACGATGGTGCGTATCGTTTCCACCTGAACGGCGCCGACCAGGTGTATCTGGCGCGGAAGCTGGCCTACGCCGAGGCGCGCACGCCGATGGCCCGGCAGTGGAATCCCAACGCGCTGAACCATGCCGGGCACGGCCCGGAAATCGTCTGGGCGCGATGGATCGACAGCACGACCCTGGACGTGTTCGTGTGCCACGACGGCGGCGCCAACCTGACCTTGCCGGCCACCGCGACGCGCGGCTGGCGAGTGGAATATGCGGGCCGAGAGGTGGCCGTGTCCGGCGCAACGGTTCCGGATGGTCGCCGCGTTCGGCTGACGCTGGCCACGGCCTGCCCGGTGCCGGAGATGGCGCGGGTGAATTACGGCTGGGGAAGCAGCCGCCTGATTGAAGGCGGCACCGGCAGTCACGGCACCGGCGGCATCTACGATGACGCCAGCACGTGGGACGCCAAGGCGATCCCGGCGGCCCTGACCGGCGCCGATCGCGTCAACATGATCCTGCGCAAGACCCCATACGGCGGCCTGCGCGCGGCGACCGGCGCGCCGCCAACCGACATTCTCTTGCCGCTGTAGGAGAGCACAGCATGCCGCTTGGCACCGCCTACCGCAATCGCGCCACCGCTGCCGGCCCCGGCACCGGCCCCTACACGGTCGGCCTTGGCGTGAGCGTGTCCGAAACCGGACTGGTGGGGGAACCCTCGGGCAGCGGCTACGCGCGCCAGGCCGCAACGATCAACACGACCGGGAACACACACACGATCACGAACACCGTGACCTTCGGCACGTTCTCCGGATCGCTGGGATCGGTGCGCGCCTGGGGCGTGTTCAACAACGCCGGCGAGTTCATCTTCGGCGGGCCGTTGGCGGCGCGCAGCACGCTGAACGGTCCAGCCGTGACGTTCAACGCCAACTCCCTGGTGTGCGTGCTGCTGTGATGACCGCGCTGGTCGCCCTCGATGACGTGCTGGCGCTGATCGATGCGGTCGCCGCCGAGCCGAACAGCCGCACCAAGGTGTGGCTTGGCGAGCCGTCAGTCTCGCGGCTGAAGGAGCGGCTGCGCGCGCTGCCGGTCGCCGCGGTGTCGGAGCCCGCCACCGTGCATGGCCTCGATGCGCAAGCCTGGTTTGACACCGCGCGCCGCTTCCACGCCGGGCTTCAGACCATCGCGCACACGCACGGCCACGGCATCGACCACGATTGGTGCCGGCGGCAGGCTGCCTACTATCATCGGTCACGTGCAGGACGGCATGCAGGTCTGGCAGATGCCGGGCGCGCCCGAGCTGCACCACATCGTCGTGCCCGACCCGGCGCTCAACCCGCCACGGCGCCTTGACAAGCAGCCGGTGGCAACGGTTGCGCCCGGCGAGTCCATGACGATCACGATCGGCAAGCCCGATGCCGGGCCGCAAGCGCCATGACAGGCATGATGCGCCGGACTCGCTGCACCTGTCCGGTGCCGATCTGCGCGCCATCCGGCGCAAGGCGGCGATGGACGTGATCGAGGATCGCGATCCCGACCGGCTGGTGCGGCTGCTCGACGCAATCTACCGCAAGGGCCTGCGCGACGGCATCCTGCGCGGCCGCCGCCAGCGCGGCCACCGATGACCAATCCGCCCGACCTCGCCGAGATGATCGACGACACGCTGCTGTCGGCGTTCAGCCAGGGCGCCGGCGCCAAGGCGCTCACCTGGCTGACCAACATCACGCTGAACCGGGCGCTGCCGCCCACCGCCTCGGATGCGCTGCTGCGCCACCACGAAGGCCAGCGCGCGCTGGTCGCCGAGATCCACGAAAGGATGAAAAATGCCCGAATCCGACGCGAACGGCAGTCAGGCCCCGGCTTCAACGGGGCAGACTGAAACCGCCGGCACGACCCAGGCCGCGCGCCCCGAATGGGCGCCGGAGAAGTTCTGGGATGCCGAGAAGGGCACGCTGAAAAGCGAGGAGCTGGCGCGCGAGCATGCCGCGCTGGGCAAGCGCTTCGCCGAGGGCAAGGCGGCGCTCGTGCCCGAGATCAGGGCCGAGCTGGAGGCCGAGCGGCGCAAGGCCGCGCCCGAAAAGCCGGACGGCTACGCGCTGGCCGTGCCGAAGCAGGGCGTGCCCGACGGCCTGGTGCTGCTGGACAAGCCGCCGGGCGACGGCTTCAAGCCGGAGCCGGGCAAGAAATATTTCGTGCTGCAGCAGGATCATCCGCTGCTGGGCTGGTGGCGCGAGACGGCGCACAAGGCCGGCCTGGGCCAGGCCGAGTTCGAGGCCGGCGTGCTGGCCTTCGCCAATGCCCAGGCGATGCGGGTGCCGACCGAGGCACAGGTCAAGGCCGAGCAGCAGGCGTTCTATGACAGTTTGGGCGAGAAGGGGGCGGACCGCGCGGCGATGCTGTGGGGCGGCCTGAAGACGGCGATCGGCGAGGCCCGCGCCAAGGCGCTGGATTCACTGATCACCGGCAAGGAGCAGGTCGAGGCGCTGGAGGCGCTGGTCGAGAAGGCCGGCGGCCCGAAATTCGCCGGCGGCGCGGAGGCGGCCGGCGCGGGCCGGCCGATGACGGAAGCCGAGCTGCGCAACAAGATGAGGGAGCCGGGCTATCGCGACGGCACCGACAAGGCGCTGATCCAGGAAGTGACCGAGGGCTTCCAGCGCCTCTATCCCGACAAGCGCCGCACCGCCTGAGTGCTGCCAGGGCGGCAGTTGAGCGCCGCGCGTCACTGCCCGCATGGTGACGCCAGACCGATGGTATCGGCCTGACGGACGCCGCCCCGGCCGCGCAAGCGACACCCGGCACGCGGCGGGACCGCGGACACCCGGACCTGACGGCCCTGCTGCGGAGCAGCTCCGCGGCAAGTTCAACCGTTCAGCACAGGTGTTCCCATGGCAGTCGATATCACCGAAGCCTTCGTCAAGCAGTTCGAGAGCGAAGTCCACGAGGCCTATCAGCGCCGCGGCGCCCTGCTGCGCCAGACCGTGCGCACCAAGACCGGCGTGCGGGGCACCAGCACCACCTTCCAGAAGGCCGGCACCGGCACCGCGTCGCAGAAATCGCGGCACGGCACCGTGCCGCCGATGAACCAGGATCACACGCCCGTCGAGTGCTTCCTGCAGGATTGGTATGGCGGCGACTGGGTGGACAAGCTCGACGAGCTGAAGATCAACCACGACGAGCGCCAGGTGGTGGCCAATGCGGCCGCCTATGCGCTCGGCCGCAAGACCGACGAGATGATCATCCTGGAGCTCGACAGTGCCGAGGTCGGGCCGGCGGTGATCAATGCCAGCGCGATCGCCGTCAACACGCTGTCCAGCTGGGCCGCGGAGCTGGGCGGGCGCAACGTGCCGATGGTGGTCGGCGAGGCGTTCGGCGTGGTCAGCTGGCCGGTATGGTCGCGCATGCTCGACCTGCCGCAGTTCAGCAGCCAGGACTATGTCGGACTGGAACTGCCGTTCAAGGGCATGACCTTCAGTTCGAAGATCTGGGCCGACGTGATCTGGATGCCGCATTCCGGCCTGTCCGGCCCCGCCACCGCCAAGGAATGCCACGTCTGGCACCGCAGCGCCGTGGGTCACGCCATCGGCGCCGAGGTCAGCATGGACATCTGGTGGAACGGCGAGCGCCGGGCGCACTGGGTCAATGCCGAGATGAGCCAGGGCGCCAAACTGATCGACGCGCTGGGCGTCGTCACCCGGCGCTTCAACGAAACCGCCTGAACAGGCACGCACGGAGTCACCCACCATGCCATTTTCGATCAAGGGCCTGGCCAAGATCGCCGACCTGGCGCCGTTCGCCGACGGCGCGCCGCCGCGCACCCTGTGGGCCTATACCAGCCCGGATGCGATGACCACGATCCGCGTCGCCGACTACTTCCTGCCGGCTGTGGCGCTGCTGAAACTGTGGGACGTGCTGCTGATCCAGGCAGCCAACGGCGGCACCGTCACGGTGCATCTGTCCTATGTCAACGCCAACACCGGCACCGCCATCGACATCACCGACGGCACGCAGGTCAGCGCCACCGACACCGATTGAAGCCTTGCCTTCGCAGAAAGCGCACCCGGCGGGCAATCCGGCCCGCCGGGCACCAGCCAGGAGCAGCAACATGCCGGCCGACCGCACCAAACTGATCAACCTCGCCATGGCCGGCACGGCCGGGCTGTTCCACTACGATGCCGCCGGCCTGTCGCTGGCGGACCTGCTGCAGCCCGACTTCTTCGATCCGTGCGGCAGCATGCTGCGTGCCAAGGATGTGATCCTGGCGGTCGGCGATTTCGGCGTCGTGCCGCTGCGCGTTGCCCGCGAGGAGAAGCGCCGCATCACGGCCGACACCAGCACGGTCTTCCTGTCGCCGGCGGTTGCCGAGGACGGGCTGCCGGCGGCATGACCGCAGGCGGCCGGCCACTGCAGCCCAATGCCCGAAACCCAATTCGACATCGCCTCGCGGGCGCTGCTCAGGGTCGGGCATCCGGCCATCACCAGCTTCGAGGACGGCACCACCGGCGCCAGCATCGCCGCCGCCGAATACGAGCCGCTGGTGGTGGCCCGCCTGTCGGAATATCGCTGGCGCTTCGCCACCACCCAGGTGGCACTCAACCGGCTTGCCGACACCCCGGTCGGCCGCTGGCAATATGCCTGGCAGGCGCCCGCCGATGCGCTGGCGATTCACGCCGTGCTGTCGGCCGGCCTGCCGGTGCGGCACGACCGCTACGGCGACAAGATCTTCGCCGACATCGATGACGGGCTGATCGCCGACTATTCCTTCCGCGCCACCGAGGACCGCTGGCCGGCCTACTTCACCCAATGCATCGGCCAGGAGCTGGCCGCCCTGTTCGCCGCCAGCGTCGCGCGCGATCCCGAACTGGCCGAGATGCTGGGCAACGGCCTGGAACGCGCCTGGGGCCGCGCCAGGCTGGCCGACAGCCAGCAGCAGACCGCCAGGCGCATCGCGCCATCCCGCCTGATCGGCGTGAGATACTGATGCCACGCCGGGGGCTGTCGGACAGGATCGCGCAGCACAGTTTCGTCGCCGGCGAGTTCTCGCCGCTGCTGGCGTCGCGCAGCGACATCGCGCTCTACCGCAACGGCGCCGCCCGCCTGCGCAACCGCCGCCCGCGCGCCCAGGGCGCCAACACCACCAGGCCCGGCACGCGCCGGCTGGCCACCATCGTGCCGGCAACGTCGCGGCTGACCGGCTTCACCTTCAGCCCCACCCAGCGCAACGCGCTGCTGTTCTCCGCCGCCCGCCTCGATCCGTTCCTGCCGGACGGCACGATCGGCACGGCGATCACCGGCGCGCCCTGGACCGAGGCGATGCTGCCGCGCCTGCACACCCTGACCATCGGCGACACCGTGCTGATCTTCCACCCCGACCTGCCGCCGCAGCGGCTGACCCGCACCGCCGCCAATGCCTTCAGCCTGGCCGGCTTCGCCTTCGAGGCCGACAGCGCCAACCGCATCCTGCAGCCCTACGAGCGCTATGCCGCGTCGGGCATCACGCTGACCCCCAGCGCAACCACCGGCAGCATCACGCTGACCGCCTCGGCCGCTGTCTTCGATGCGCTGCATGTCGGCGTGCGCTTGCGCCTCTACAGCCCGCGCAAGCAGGTCGAGATCACCGCCTTCACCAGCGCCACGGTGGTCACCGCCACCGTCATCGAGACGCTGCCGGGCACCACCGCCACCGCCGAGTGGGACGAGGCGGCCTTCAGCGCCGTCCGCGGCTGGCCGCAGACCGCCTGCGAGATCGACAACCGGCTGGCGCTGGGCGGCGGCAGGTCGAAGCCGCGCGGCGTGTGGCTGTCCCGCATCGGCGCCTATTTCAACTTCGACCTGGGCACCGCGCAGGACAACGAGGCGATCTGGGAATCGGTCACCGGCGAGACCATCACCGAGGTCCGCCACCTGGTCTCGGCCGAGCGGCTGCTGGTGCTGACCGACGGCGGCGTGTGGTTCGTGCCGACCAGCGCCAACGCGCCGCTGACGCCCAACAATATCGCCTTCCGCGAGGTTTCGGGCGCGGCCGGCAGCGCCTATGTGCGGCCGACCAAGCTGGACGGCGGCGTGCAGTATCTCGACACCACGCTGGCGATGGTGCGCGAGCTGGTGTGGTCGGACGCGGTCACCTCCTACACCGCCGATGCGGTGAGCCTGGCGGCCGAGCACCTGGTGGTGCAGCCCGACCGTGCCGCCGCCTATGACGGCAGCGGCACGGTGCCGGAGAAATT